CCGCCTCGTACACCAACGCAAACATCACCGTCGACCAGCAGGGGCGGATTACCTCAGCCAGCAATGGCGACGGCCAGCCAAACCAAGACTTGCAGTCGGTGCTTACGACGGGTAACGCCGCTACTACAGGCATCACCCTCAACGGAGGGGCCCCCATCGTTCTCAACGGCGGTGGCATTTCTGCGCTTACTGGTGCTGCTGTCGTGCAAAACCTTACTTGGAGCGCCACGGGAGAGGGTTACAACCTTCAGCTCACCAACGAGCTGGACCTATCTTGTAATGTTCTGGACGCTCAAGGCGCCTCGGGAACGTACAATCAAATGCTCATCGCCGACCCGTCTCAGAATAGCGGTAATGGCGGCGTGCTATGGGTTGACCAACCCGTGCTTTCATATCGGAATCAAATCCCCGCGTCTGTAATTGCTACTCTGGGGCCCAGTACCGGACCAACCCTTATTGCTGCTCCGGGCGTAGGTAAGTATATACAGGTTGTTTCGGCTGCATACCGCTTTGCGTATGCTGCTCCGGTGTACACTATAGTTGGCGACATCGGACTTTATACCGCATCGACTCCGCAGTATGCCCTTCCCGGCACTGTGTTGGGTCTCCCTGCCACTACCATACAGCAGATGAACGTACAGACCAACGCTCAGATGGCGGAGAATACTCCTTTGAATCTGTATCTGTCTGGAGCCGTTACTGCCGCTGGCGGTGGAGACCTATACTTGGAAATAGGGTACAAGATTGTCGCTCTTTAATGCGAGACATCCGCAAGGTTTGTATCGGTCCTGACTATAAGGACTCCATGTGTTACTTGGTGGGACAAGCCGTACTAGGCAACTCCCACCATGTGCATTTAATTAAATACAATGAGGATACCGGGTCAATCCTCATCTATATTGAGCAGGGCGATATCGTGGTGCTTTGGAAAGAGTTCAATAGCACGATGCCTACTTCAATAGAATACAATATTAACTTTTGAGAGCCGTCAATCAATTCGTAGTTAGGGGACACAGATACAATAACACCAAGGGCGACCTCATCGTAAATACTAGCGAGGAGGACCACCGGTTCTCAAACCGCGAGGGAGAGGTAGTGGCATTGCCGTTGGGTTATGAGGGTCCTATAGGTGTTGGGGATACCCTCCTTGTCCACCATAACGTCTTCAAGTTCTATAACGACATGAAAGGCCGTAGGCAAAGCGGTAGGAGTTTTCTTAAAGACGACCTCTTCCTTGTCGATTTCGACCAGTTCTATATGTACCGCAGCGATGGGGACTGGCACCCCCACGACAGGTATTGTTTTGTACAACCTATACCACCTGAAGACTCAACAATATTTAAGCCTGTAAGTGAGGAGCCGCTGATGGGTATTATGAGATATCCTAATGATTATCTTATGGGTCAAGGCGTTGAGTCCGGAGATACCGTTACGTTCCGTCCGGAGAGCGAGTACGAGTTTATCGTAGACGGAGAGAAGTTGTACCGAATGTTTGACCACCAGATAACATGCAAGATTCAAAGAAGCTAAAGGAGCGCATCATCGCTGCGGGTCGTATAGCTGTTGAAGAGCTCATCAAGGTGGCTCAGGAGGATATCCTTAAGCCGGGCGACGACGACGACCTCGCAGCGGACAGGCTAAAGAATGCGGCGGCTACCAAGAAGCTCGCCATCTTCGACGCGCTAGAGATTTTGAGTCGCATAGATTCCGAGGAGGAAGCCTTGGGTTTGTCGGAGACAAAGACCGTGGCAGATAGCAAGATGGGTTTTGCAGAGCGAAGGTCGAGATAAGCTGTATAGCCCTGTAGAAGGGCTGGTATCGAAGTCTGTTATGGCTAATAAGAACCGTGCTAAGACATGGCTCTATGGCTATAACGAGAAGTACGATATGGTCATCATCTCCAAGACGGGGAGGGTTGGAGACATCATCAATATCAACGGCGTAAATATCGCTCTCCCCCCGGCACCTAAAGACATCTCCGACGGCGACAATAGATGGGTCCGTAAGGAGCTCCCTCGGGCCCTCTCACGCATCCAAAGCATCTTCCAATGGAATGATATGCCGAAGGTATTTAAGTCCGAGTGGGTGGACTATATCGAGTCGGAGTTCGACCGACGTGAGGACGGCCATTGGTTCTACAACAACCGCGTGCCGACATATATCACGGGCGCCCACTATATGTACTTGCAATGGACAAGTATCGATGTGGGCTACCCCGACTTCCGTGAGGCCAACAGGATATTTTTTATCTTCTGGGAAGCATGCAAAGCCGACTCCCGATGTTTTGGTATGGCGTACCTCAAGATTCGCCGCTCTGGATTTTCCTTCATGGGTTCCTCGGAGTGTGTCAATACCGGTACTCTAGCCAAGGACTCTCGGGTAGGTATACTTTCCAAGACCGGTTCTGATGCCAAGAAGATGTTCACGGACAAGGTGGTTCCTATCGCAAACCGACTTCCGTTCTTCTTCAAACCGATACAAGACGGCATGGATAAGCCAAAGACGGAACTTGCTTTCCGTGTCCCGGCCTCAAAGATTACCAAGAAGAATATGTACGACATCGAAGCCGAGGAAATCCTTGGCCTAGATACCACCATCGACTGGAAGAATACCGACGACAACTCCTACGACGGAGAGAAACTTCTCCTACTGGTACATGACGAAAGTGGGAAGTGGATTAAGCCCAACAACATCCTCAACAACTGGCGCGTCACCAAGACATGCTTGCGCTTGGGAAGTAAGATTATCGGCAAGTGCTTGATGGGCTCTACATCCAATGCCTTAGCTAAGGGTGGTGCCAACTTCAAGAAGCTGTACGAAGATTCCCACCCACTTACCAGAAATGCTAACGGGCAGACTAAGAGCGGGATGTACTCTTTGTTTATCCCCATGGAGTACAATATGGAGGGCTTCATCGACCGGTACGGCCACCCTGTCTTCAATGCTCCAGAGAAGCCTGTAAAGGGCGTCGACGGGGAGATGATTAAGGGAGGCGCTATCGACTACTGGGAGGCTGAGGTAGAGAGTATGAAGAGCGACCCCGATGCGCTCAACGAATTCTACCGCCAGTTCCCTCGCACTGAGTCTCATGCCTTCCGTGACGAGAGTAAGCAGAGCCTTTTCAACCTCACTAAAATCTACCAGCAGATAGATTACGCCGACAGCCTAGTCAAGGAGCACTACCTCACGCGGGGGTCTTTCAGTTGGGAGAACGGAATCAAAGACAGCAAAGTAATATTCCGTCCCGATAGGAGGGGAAGGTTTAATATCTCTTGGACTCCAAACAAGGCGCAACAGAATAGAGTAATAGAACGACGTGGAATTAAATATGCTGGTAACGAGCACCTTGGCTCATTTGGATGCGACTCTTACGACATTAGCGGTACTGTGGGTGGCGGCGGTTCTAACGGTGCTCTTCACGGAATGACGAAGTTCCATATGGACGACGCCCCTACCAACGAATTCTTCTTGGAGTATGTAGCTAGGCCCCAGACGGCAGAGATATTTTTCGAGGAGGTGTTGATGGCGTGCGTCTTCTATGGTATGCCTATCCTTATCGAGAACAACAAGCCTCGCCTGCTATACCACTTTAAGAACCGGGGGTACCGTGGCTTCTGTATGAACCGCCCCGATAAGCAGTTCAATAAACTCAGTAAGACGGAGCGCGAACTTGGTGGAATACCTAACAGTTCTGAGGATGTTAAGCAAGCCCATGCCGCAGCTATCGAGAGCTACATAGAAAAACACATCGGTGTAGATATGGAAGGAACCTTCCGCGATACGGGAGAGATAGGCACCATGCCTTTCGTACGCACACTGGAGGATTGGGCGCGTTTTGATATCAGCAATAGGACTGCTTTCGACGCGACTATCAGCAGTGGATTGGCGGTGATGGCGAACCAAAAGCACCTCTATATGCCTGAGCAGAAGAAGAGTTCTATAAGCATTAACTTGCCGAGATACAACAACCGAGGTTTTCGTAGTGAACGATTGGACTAAATGAAGGACGTCAAGGTAAACATCTCCACTGCTGGGTTCCCAAGTCAGTTTGTTTCTGACTCGGAGAAGGCTAGTGATGAGTACGGCTTGATGGTAGGTCAGGCCATTCAGTACGAGTGGTTTAAGAAGGATGGCAACCAATGCCGGTTCTATAACCAGTGGCGCGAATTCAACCGCTTGCGGCTCTATGCTCGTGGCGAGCAGAGTATCGCTAAGTACAAGAACGAGCTCGCTGTCGATGGTGACCTTTCGTATTTGAATTTGGACTGGACCCCGGTTCCTATCCTCCCGAAGTTTATTGACATCGTCGTCAACGGCATGTCCGAGCGCGTCTTCAAAGTCAAGGCTTACGCTCAAGATGCTCTCTCGCAAGCTAAGCGCAGCAAGTATCAGGATATGATTGAGGGGCAGATGGTAGCCAAGCCCGTCTTAGAAATTATTCAGCAGAAGACTGGTGTCGACCCGTTTACTATGAGCCCCGACGACTTGCCTAACAGCGACGAGGAGCTTAAGGTCTTTATGCAGCTCAACTACAAGCCTGCTATAGAGATTGCTG